GTTTCCCAGTCACGATCCAACATAGCATACAATTTTAGGATTTTGGCCGCTCCAAGTGGTTTTCATAACTCCCGAAAAAGCACTGGTTAAATCGGCAAGTCTAGAAATGCCAACATTAGGTGCAAATTCAGAAGTTGCTGAGTCTAAAAAATTAGGTGACGCTGAGTAATCTGCATTTGCATCGAATTGTGATTTTTCAGAGTCATATTCACCGTAAGGTATGTACACCTTGTCTAACTTTGTTTCTAGTGCAGTAAATGCAGATGAGCTAGATGATAAACCTGTCTTGTCCGCACCTTCATCAACAGCAGATACAATTTCATTTATCTTATCATCTACACTTCTTTGATTTGTTATAGTAGAAATGTTAATAGAGCTTGCGTCATGCGCGCCGACTGCATTGCGGTTTTCAAGTAAGTTATGGTCTTTGAATGTAACCTGCTCATAAGGACCACTCAAAGTTGGATCTGTACCAGCTGTTACAACATGAGGTAATCCAGCAGTACCGCCAGTAAACGCCCAGTAAGTCTCGCTTGGTTCGGTGCCAAACCTACCTCTTTCAAATAAGTTTTCAAAAGTAAATCCAGTCTCAAAAGTACCTTTGACACTAGGGGTTGCTTTTTCATAAATATCTTCACGCTGAGCCGCCGCCAAATCATCAACGCGCTTGATAGCTTTTGCTGGTGAATCTGCCTGCTGCCCAAGTCGCATTGTAACTGTGGTATTCTCATCGCCATTTGCCCAATCAGCGGCGTTGTTTACGTCTTGCTGAAATTGTGGTGCTGTAACGTTTGCCATCTTAAAAGCCTTATAACTTAATTTTATATCATTATAACTGAATTAATCGTTTTCATAAATTCGCGCATCATAAATAGCCATAGTTAGTTGCACTGAGTTTATACCAACAGCTTTATCGACTACTCGCCAGAGTGTCGGTGTTACGGTTGTCTCAACTAAAAAGTACCTGCTACCAAGCGGACTATCATCCATCGGCTCGTACGCTTCTGTTAGATTACTTGCGGTAATTTCATTTTCACCACTTATCGTAACTGATTGTGGTCCCACTGCGTAACCGTCCGCGTTGTTGTAATACATACTGTAAGTTTTAGTTGTGTCGATGCCGTTGCTGGTTTGTGCAACCAATCCGTTAATTGACGTAAACTGCCCTGTTGTAACTCCTGTTGTTTCGTATATTTCATCCCACAGCACTACATCACCTTTATTGAGTAATATTTGGCTTTTTAAGAATGTATCAGACCCTTGTGTGTGCTGGTAAAGCATTTGCCTAATTTCTAGGTCTGCTCGGTTAATTGCGTTGGTTTCGTTTTGACACCCGGTAAGTGTAATCTTTTTAGGGTTTGCGCCTGCCGTGTTAACAATGTTACCTGAGCCATTAATAGAGCGATAAATATACTTAGGCTTGTTTGTTTCTCTGTCGATGTACTCAAGTTGTATTGAGTCTTTGCCATTACCAACAAATAAAGAGCGGCTGATTGAATACTGGCGCATTTCAGAATTAATAATATCTGTGCGAGTTAATGCTGTTGATGGGTTGCTAACAGTTTCATTGCGCCAAAATACAATCTTGTTTGCTTCTTTGTAGAATGATACGCGGGCAACATTGCAGATAATACCAAGCCTATCTTCAAAACTTTGCTTAACGTCATCAAATGTATAATCAAACTGTTTGAAGTCATCAGTTAAGCTATCTGCAATAGTGTATAGCGAGTCTAAATCAAGCAATTCTTTACACTGCGCATCTGAATAACCGTAAAAGTCTTTAAACAAGAATAAAACAGCATCAGCAAAGTTGCGGCTAGGCGTATTAGCTAAAATATTGCCAGTATTAACATCATAGCTAGGCATTTCAACCTGTCCGTTTATAATGTTTATTTTGCTGTCAACACCTCCGCTTGTTGGTAATTGTGTTGATTGCATTATAACTTTTAACATCGTTGCGTTATCAAAGTCTCTATTGCCATCTTCTGTAATGCAGTACACTTTTTCTAACGTTGGAATGTCAGGCTCTGTGGTGTCTAGGCTGGCTGCATTTGTGCGCTCTAGCGTAAACTCATACCATGCCGTACCGTTTGCTATGGTTATTTCAAATGTTCGGTACACAGCGTCAACGGTGTCCTCTGTATAGCTAACGTTGAATGTCTCACTCGTGCCTGTGCGTGTTCCGCCTTTCGAGTCGAGCTCATAAACAACAACTTTAATTGGTACGGTTGCTTTTAAACCCCTATCGAAACGAATGTTAAAAAACATTTTCTCTGTTTGTACTGGGTTTACGAATGGGCCAATAATGCCGGGTAATATAAGTGTAGTATCAAATCCATCAACAATGTTCCCGTTATAGTCATCAACTGGTGATTTTGGGCCATCAAAATTGGTTACTGTAAATTTCCATTGCTCTCTACTTACACCTGGATCTTCTGGCAATAATTCAGAGTCAGTTAGCGTCCCAGTGCCTTCCTCTTGCGTTGGTATTCCTCCACCGTCATATACATTATAACTAACCCTAACATCTAAAGACCCTCCAGCTGATATTCTGTCTGCGTTAAGTTGTGATGCAGCGGTTGTGGTATTTACGTAGTATATAAACGTTGTGCCAACATACGTTGCAGGGCTGTTAGGAGGCGTGGAATCGTTTATAGCATTTAGTGCATACGTTACGCCGTCCTGCCCTTCATTAGTACCCTTCACAGTTTGACCGTCAACTTCATCAACTGAACGACCGTAACGGTAATTCGGTATTGTTGTCGTGCCGCTGACAGGTTCATATCGAGTAAAACTAGATCCAGCAAATGTAATACCGTTAAGCCTTGTGTTACCAGCCTGCACGGTGCCACCATTTAGAGTGCCAAAGCATACGTAAAAATACTGCTCTGATTGCTTGATGTTGCCTATGTAATATTCAATTGCCTCACCAATAAGGTCAGGGTAAAGTTTTGGGCTGCCGCAAACTAGCGCTTTTTGTGCAAATGCGCGTATTGTGTTTGTTTGTGATGTGTAGCTGTTGTTAGGGCTTCCTTTGCTTGATGTGTCAATGCTTGGAAAGTCGATTAGTGAATTTATGCCATCACCAACCAAATCATCAACAAATGAAAGTCCAGGATCTAAAAAGCTCATACCAGGTAAGCTGCTAATCGTACCCTTAACCTCGCGAATTACTTTTACTTCATCGCCAGCTTTAAGCTTTTTGGTAATCGTTTTAACTTCTGTCGGGTAGACTTCATCGCCGTTTAAGAATAAACGAGCTTCACTTGGTGGTAAAACGCCAAACTGCTTAGCGATAATGCCGTCAATAGTTGAGCCATTAGGAAATGTAACAACCTTTGGGCGTGTTGCACCAGTTTGCTCTGCAATAATTAACTTAACCATTTAACACCCAGAAAGTTGCACGTGGAAACATTTTATTTAGCGCTGACATGCTGTGAATTTCAACCTTACCAGCTTCACCAACTCTGCCGCGAGCATGTAAAACCTTATTGTCGCCAATACATATACCAACATGGTCAGGCAAATTACCAGCGTAAAACATCACCATTGCATGCTCTTGGTATCTGCCACACTGAAAGTAATGCTTGTTTATATTGTCCGATACTACGCGCTCAAACCTTGCACCCTCTGTGTAACCTTTAACGGCAAAAGGTGGCACACCTAAAACGTGCTCATTGTATAGTTGCACAAGCCCGAAGCAATCCATCTCGTCAAACGTTGCTGCACGATTAACCCATGGCTTAAATAAAACTTTGTCGATAAATTCTTGCTTATCCATCTATAAATTCTCCAACGCTGGAAATTCTTCTGCTGTATAAATTTGTTGTGCTGCTGCTACTTTAGCATAATTCGTTGCGCGCAGTGGAATAGACACAGTTGACTCATCATAGTTAATCGAGCCAGCTTCATAAGTGAAATCGCTTTGCGTTGTGGTCTTGTTGCCTAGGTACGTCAATATTCTGACGGTTACTTTTTCAAGGCCACCTATTTGCTTTTCGATTGCCCGCACGTTATAGCCAACACGGTTAAATGATAGCGTGCCTTTTTCCGTGTCATCGTTTTGCAACTGACTTAATTCAGGTGCTTCAAACCCCGAACCCTCAAAAAAATAATCATTACCATCAACCGTAAACGTGCCACCTTCTGCAATACCTTTAACTAAACGGAAAGGTATAATGCTTGGCGCCGAAATAATGACGCACATATATTTAGGCGTGTTACCCGGTGACTTTTGCGTGTACTCTCTAAATGCTGTCGTATAGGTCATATCGTTGGTATGTCCTCGTTAATGATTTTGGACCACAAGTTATTGTACGGCATAAACTCGTAAAATAAATCCTGCTCCGCTTCTGTTGCATCGCTAACGCCATCATCTAGTTTAGCTGCTTGCACTGAGCATGGATAAATAAAGTAACCTTTATTCTCCCTTGGATTTAATGGCTCATCAACCCATCTAACAACCTGCTCAATGATGCCGCCTTCAACACGCAACGGCATTGTAAATTCAGTGGTAAATGCATTGCGCTGACACCAAATTCTAAAACCTTGTTGGTAAGCGGTTGGCAATCGTATCTGCAAATCATAAATAGGCTTTTGATTGTCTCGGATTTGCTCTTTTCTAACTTCTTGGTCAAAGTTAGTCTGCGTATTATGCACTGATGGCAAATCACGCTGTTTGCCTTCCATTACCTCGACAAAGCTAGGTAATACAGTTGGATCTATTGCCATTTAGTTTGCTCCGTTAAATTGTGTGCCTGCGCCTTTCTTCATTGCGCTTGCGAATTGTCCGCGACCCTGAGAAAGTTTACCGGCCTCTGCGCCTATCCGCGTTGTGACTACTTTGTTTACTTCATCAATTGTTACGTATGCTTTTTCAGGCCCGTAGTTGTAAGTATTAACAGTCCAGCCACCACCTGCGCCATTCATATCTTTATTACTGGTAACGCCGCCGATCGTGACTGGGAAACTTTCTCAGGG